ATGAAACCGGAAACAAAAACAAACCTGATGATAATTGCCGTTGCCGTCGCTTTTTGCGCGGGTTTTATTTTGGGTATGTATAAGGGCGCTCCGGAAAAAGCGGAAACGTTGCCGGCGGTTGTTGCCGGCAAACAGGAATCCGTAACGGAAACCGCCGCCCAACAGACAGTCCCCGCTGCTGATGGCACCGAACAAAAAAGAAAAGAAGCTGAAACTGTTTTTGCCGATGCCGTAAAAAAACTGGAAGAAAAAGGTCTGACCTGCGGCTTGGAAGAAGCTGCCGGAAACTTTTTGCTGGAATGTACCGGCAATAATATGCACGCACTGTTGGGGCAAAAAGACGGGAAAATTGCCGGCATTATGTATCAGATGGACATTTATGAGCACCGGTTGGTTGTCGGCAACTCCACCAAAACCGGAAAGGCTGTC